TACCCATAACAAGGATATCACCCATTGAGTTAGCCATTTCACTAGCACGAACACGTCCTAACTCAATCGTTTTAAAGAACTGTGCGGCAACTTTATTGGCATCGGTTGAGTCTAAATGGTAAGCATTAATAGCCGCAGTAAGAAGATTAACTGAATCAGCAGTAGATGAAACAGTTGTAACAGCAAAGCGATTGGCCTCAGACATGAAGTCAAGAACTTTTGCGCCCTTAGCAACCTGATTAGAAAGTGTTTGATAAGCGCCTTCAGCTTGATCCAAAAGATCAAGACCCCATGAGTCAGAAAGTTCACGTAATCCTTCTGACCAAGCATTGGTAGATAATTGCGCTTCTTGTGATATTGTACGTATCTCTGATATTCGCTTCTCATACTCAATAGCTTGTCGAGCACCTTCAGCCATAGCACGCATCAGTGCAGATATTGCTCTGTGTGCAAGTTGAATACCAACAATACGTAACAGACCGCGCCAAGAGATTGTCATCTCCTTTACGCCTTTATTTGTCTTTTGTAAATTCTTTTGTCTACTTATTTCATCCTTACGCATGGCACCATATATCTGTGCCGCAACTTGCCTGTTACGCGTAGTCAAAGCCATTCTATTTTTAATATTTGTTTCAAACTGCTTATTATAATTTGCTTCATCCCGTTTCATAGAGGTATATATCTGTGCCGAGATAGCTTGCCGCTGTTTATTAGCAGCTGTTGCTGTCCGAATTCTGGCAGTTTCATCTTTAGCCAGACTTTTATCTATAGCTTTAACCTGTTGCCGCGTACCAACTTCTCTAGTAGCCATTTGTGCTAATGCAGCTGTTTTAGCTTTTTCTATATTATTTCTAGCAAGAGCATCTGTTTGTGCACGTAATTTAGCCGTATTATTTTTTATAATAGTACCAGTAAGGATGCCTAAATCATTATACTTTCTTGTAACTGATACTCCTTTTGATATTTCTGTTGTTACAGACTTAACAACTGGCACAGTCATTGCGAAGGCTCTTACAAGTTTTACATTAGCATTTACAATACCTACTTCAGCTTTGTGTAATTCATTGAATTTTTTAGTGACCTTATCTGCTTCGATAATTGCAGAGATAAAGTCAGCTGACATACTAAGTTTTGCTTGATCTACCATTATATTACCTCACCAGAAGTTACAAGTGGTAAATTACCCGTAAGTAACCAATCTCGTATAATCCTAACATCAAGATGCCTTAAAAGATTATCATTAAAATAATTTATAAAAGCTTCTTTACCTTTTTCTAATGACTGCCACTGATCTTCCCAAATGAAATATTGTAGTACTACGATTTCAAAATCAAATTGTAACTGTGGACTCTGTGGTGTACCAAAACTTAAATGGTAAGCTCTTTTCCCTAAGCTTGCACCCAATGATTTAGACTTAAATTTTGCATTATTATCAACAAAAGCCCCATAAGCATTCTGGTGCCCAGGTTTCGGGCCATAGCCTCTTAGCATTTCAGTAATAATAGTCTTAAATCTTACTTGTGCTGCTAGAGGCTGTAACGACGCCATTGACATTCCAGTATCAACATGGATATGTTGAACAACTTCATTTATGAAAGCTGCAACAGACTCTCTCCAAAGACGTATCATACGACCATGTAATGTTTTAGTTAATTTACTAAAATTACGTCGTTTAAACGCTTTTGAGAGAGTCGATGTATATTCAAGTTTCATTGTCATACTTTAGCCCCTAAAGCCTTATACATGTTTATTTGTTCTTCACCCTCTTCATAGCCACGTACTTGATCATACGCTATTAACTGTGCCTGTTTCCAGACATCGTAATCTTCATACTTCCAAGGCATTATATTGAATCTTTCACAGGCTCGCCAGACTGCGTATTTGGTTGTTCGGAAAGGGGCGAGGATACGTTTTCTTGCTCCTGCCCCATCGTAACTAAAAACTGTTGCGTCGCCAGTTCAATCTTCTCCTGATTCAAACCACAGGCAGTCGTAACAGCTATAAGAATCCTACTAATTTCAGCCGGTGAGAATTTTGCGTCCTGAAGTTCGTCTTGCCACTTTTCCCATGTTTTAGGATCACTTGGTTCGATTGTTTCCCACTCTAAATCTTCCGTAACTTTTAATGATTCCAAAACCATCCATGCTGTTTTTTGTGAAGCCCACCTATCAAGTTCTTTTAAATATTCTGGGTCAGTAACATCTAACTTCGTAGCACCACCTGGAACCATGCCGGACGGTGGGTTAGGTTGTGGACAAAGATTGTCAAAATCTTTGTAGTCCAAAACTGCTTGAGCCTTAAATACGATGTTACCGCTAGTTCGTGGAAATACAACAACTTCAACATTCGGTTCTGATATTTTTACGCCTTTAATCTTCATAACAACTCCTATATAGTTTGACAGGTGGGCTACACTATAAAGTTTTTACTGTGCAGCTCTAACAATAGTCGCAACCTTCGTGTTACAACGTCCAGTTACAGCAACTGTACCCGCACGAAGATCATGATCCAGATCCTCATAACGGAAGTCCGGTAATGTAATCGTTTCTTTATCACCACAAGCCGTTGGTGACGGCGCATTGATGATTTCAAGATCAACAGCATATGGACGACAAGTATCCGAGTCCGAAGATGTCCAGCTCGCTGCCGCACCAACTTGCTTCAATGCATCTTCAACAGTTGGCGTACCACCAACAGCTGTAGACGCGCTACTAGGCCCACGAAGATAAGTCCATGTGAAGTCTAAACGGACTTCCATAGGAACGTCATCACCTTCACGAACCTCATCGATAACGCCTCGGTCAAGCGTATACTCAATTGTCTTTCGTTCAGTATACGTCAAGTTACCTTCACCAATTGTTACGGAAATTGAATTTTCAGCTCCGTCTTTGATATTGATCGTTGCATTTCTAAGACTAATCTGACCAAAGACAGGCGTCCAAATATTTCCTAAACACCCATTCAATTTCATTTGCTAAGCCTCCTTTAAAAACATAAAATAGTGGCCTTCTACAGTCGCTTGTAGAAGATCAGTTCTTGGTTCAATTTGACCAAAGTGGCTGACCTTAACTGGTTTCTTACCCTGAGCGTCAGAAACTAATTGTAGACAACCTAAAAGAGTGTCATCATCATCATCACCCGTACCATACCTATACACAGGAATATCCGTGAAAGCCGCCATAACGATCCCGACATCACGATATATCTTGTGAAAATCGGTAGCGCTCATAGTTGATTGGATAAGTATATTAACCTCAATAAAGATGTGCCAATAATCTTTGCTCACCTCTGTTGAGTAAGGACCGTCTTGGCGAACTTCAAAGAAGTCCACTTCAGTCCGTGTATCACGATAAGTACCCTCTACATAAGTCGCAAGACCTTGCTTATTATCATCAAAGTGTTTAGTAACGGATGCGAAGATCCATCTAGCCCAATTTTTATTCATGATTGGCTTGCCGTCCTTTTAACTTTCATTAGGTATCCCCTATTATGTTCTGCTACTGTAATCTCTTTGATGTTCCAATCCTGACTATCGAAAGTCGCAATATCATTAAGATTAGGTACAAAACTATTAGTACCTTTTACGTCAGCAGCATCAATAATAATCACCCGCATTGAAGGATCAAAATAACCGCCATAAGTAAAATTCTTATTAGCCGCTATATAAGAAAGATCGTAAGCAAAATCTCTAGATGTTTTAGCCGGTAGTACAATTGCTCTTCTAATTGTCATCGTCGTATAAGTTTTTGTACTGATACCAGTTTGAAGATCTTGGGTATTCGTTGCAACACGAGTCACCGTAATCTTAAGACCAAAATTTCTTTTAAGGCGATACAAGATTATTTTAATCTGCCTTAATGCATTATTGGCTACTGGCATTATTTACCGACCTTTGCTATAAAAGTTTCCATGACTCTCGTGTTATCTTTAAGAGCCTCCGTTGTTTTCTCGATAAGACCTTCTAACTTATTTCTTTGATAGTCTTCGATTTCTTTGATGCGCGCTGTCATTACTTTTTCACGTTTCCAATCGCGCCAGATGAAGAAGAATACCAAACAAATTGGAGCACCATACATTTTAGAAAATTCAACAAGTGTTGTAAGCATAGTATCCTCTCTATAGGATTCCATGGAGTGGCCGTAGCCACTCCATGATCCTAGATCAATTACGCAAATAATACACAGCCGAGGTCAGAATCAAGTTCCTTAACACCTGCCAGAAGGTCAAGAGTGACCTGATGGCCCTGCTTCGTCATGTTGTATCCAATGGTAACACGTATTGAGAGACCATTATAGGATGCAACAAACGACTTCACGCCGGTATCCGCAATCGGCTGAGCGAGCGGACGCGTGACAAGAGCAACCGCATTCTTGTGGAATGCAAAGTTGTAATCACCGGCCGGACCAATACCCACTGCATCGTCATTCGTAGCCGCTGCAGCAAGCGGAAGGTTCGGAAGAATTGCCGTGGTCGTTGGCGTACTCATGAGGCCGTAGGCTTCTGGAGAGGCCCCGGCACCAATCGTTACTAACTGGCCAACCTTAGGTGCAACGGCGAAAGCATCAACAGCAAGACTCTTCACATAGCCAGAGTCATAACCTGCTGACAGGTTAATAGCACCTGGCGTATAGATGGTAACCACTGCATCATCAACGACTGCACGATACAAGCCGGGGCTGATCACAAGCGCCGTAGGCGTTTCGCCACCGGTCGTACCCGTAATCTTCTGCGGAGCCGCATCACCAGCAATCGTGCACCATGAACCATTCGTAATGGCAGCACTAAGAGCATCAACAGTGATCGCCGTACTGCCGATAACATAACCATCGCCCTCATTGACAGCACCCGTCACAATCGTATTACCGGCGGCAATACTTGGCTGATTCTGGCACATATAGATGTCAAAACCAAACTTCCGGCCAAGACTACCTTCACGAAGTGCCGTACCCTCATCACCAATTCTGTCCGCAGCGACGAAATCAGTAATACCTAAGAGAGCGCCTTCCGTACTTGGGGTCACAACAAGATTACGGCCCTGGAGCGGACACTTGTTGTCATTCAGCTTCTCACGAGCAGCAATAACAGCTGCCTTCGTTGCATCCGTCCCGAGCAGACCCGCATTGTTAGCAAGGAACTGATACGTCATCGAGGAAACGATTTCGTCCAGACTTTGCGCAATGGAGAGAACGCCAGGATACAGATACTCAGCAACAAGATCCTTGAAGGACTTTGACTGCTCACCGTCACGAATCAGGAACGACGTATACAGGTGCTGATTCAACGGAACCTGTACATTGGTTGAGGACGCATCTGATGTCGAAACATCATCCGTATCCGTTTTCCTTGACGCCGTGAACGTATCGGGACGCCGCGTGTTTACGATGTCGCCGAAGTTCGCAATCTCATTTTGGAAGTCACGATGAACAAGATTCGCAATAACCATGTTCGCTTCCAGAATCATCAACGATTCCTGCGCCCATACCTCTGGTATGAAAGCATCGTTGTCGTTAGCGTAAACAGGTTTCCAGGCCTTTGAACTTTGAATCTTAAGGCTCATTATCAATCTCCTTTAAATTTTACCTTCTTTTCTAAGTTTCCTGTACTGTGCGGGATCCTTAGCGGCTGCTGTAGCATCGACAGTACCTGTCTTATGCTTCTTAGTATCGCCGCCTAGACCACCTACACCACTTGCCTCAAACAGATTATAATACTTTTCTGTTTCAGACATCTTTTTAACAGCCTCTTGAGGTGATAATTCAAGAGTAATGGATTTTCCCTCTTTATCAGTCGAAGGGAATTTGACCCTGGCGTTGAAGTCGCCAGTACTTTTTCCGTTCTCATCTTTTTCCTCAACAATCTGAGTTTTTGGCCGCAATATAGCTATGATCTGCTCAGGGTCAAATGCTTTTTGTTCTTTTACACCCGCGGCGTTAGTAATACTATTTACAATACGCATATCCGTGAATCTTTTCTTCCAACTATCCCTTTCAGTGTTCGACTCCTCCAACTCCGTCTTGTGCTTATTTCTAAGTTTGTCCTCCTTTTCTTTTGCAAGTTCCTCTTTAGTTTTAAGTTTTGACTGTAAGTCTGCGATTCGACCATCAAGATCAGTACGCTCTTCATCAGTAAGTGATGCTTTAACTTTTAAAGCTTCTAATTCCTCAACAGCTTTCTTCGTTTCACTTTGATGCTTGCGTCGATCTTCGGCCATCATATTATTGACCTGATCCTGCGTAAATGTTTTATCCTTTGCCTT